GCCAGATACCCAGGCTCGTATCGATCAGGAAGGTCAACGATTTAATCCTTACTACGATATTCCTGCAGCATTCCAAGAGGCTGCTGTACCAACAATCGGTGTAGCTGCAGATGTGGCCGGTGATGTGTTCCGGGGCGTCTTTATGGAAGGTCCGCGCGCAGTGCTCGGTGGATTCTTAGACGCCACAGCTGAAATGGCACAGGCTATGGAGGCCATGATCCCGCTGGGTACGATTAGCGGACAAGAGCCTCAATACATACAGCTCGAAGCACGACCAGAAACTGTGACCGGCGAGTTTGTGCGCAATATGTCTCAGTTCCTAACAGGATTTATACCGGCGGCTCGTGCATTTAAGGTAGCCGGACTAGGCAATATAAGCGCAAGTATGGCTGGTGGCGCGGCTGCAGACGCATTTGTATTTGATCCGCAGGAAGACCGATTCTCTAACATCATACAAGGGACGCCATTAGCGAATCCTTTTACTGAATACCTAGCTGCGGGGGAAGATGACAGCGATCTCGAGGGGCGATTTAAGAATGCCGTAGAAGGCGTGTTCCTGGGAGGTGCTGTCGAGGCAATCATGGGCGCAGCTCGCGCCATGAAGAAAGCAAAACAAGTGCGCGAAGTTGCACAAGCAGAAGGTAAGACACCTGAAGAGCTGATGAATGACGCCATGAAAAACCTCAAGGGCGGCGATTTTGAGGCACCTCGGGTAGTAGAACCGGCAGAGATGGCTGAAGGCCAGGAGTTCCTGCCATTTAGCGAGGCATTAGACGCAGCTCAGGCTGAGATCACAGTGCCACAGTTCAAGCCTGGCACGACTGAGGCAGATCCTGAGGCCGCCCTTAACATTAACCTGGGTAACTTGAACACAACTGATGACGTTAAGACGTTGATCGACCAGGTTGCGATTGCAGATACGACACCGATTAATGAAGCCCGGCGTCAAAAGATTACCAATGAGCAGCTCGAAGCGCTTGCTAGTGATGTTGGCATGGATGTTCAGCAGCTGTTAGCCCGTCGAGCAGGTGAAGCATTTAACGCAGAGCAGATATTAGCGGCTCGTAAGATCCTTACTGCATCTGGCGAGAACCTTATACGCATGGCGCAGACAGCCAAGAACGGTAGTGAGATGGACCTCGCATTGTTCCGTCGTGCAATGACCCAGCACCGAGCCATCCAAGCGCAGGTGTCAGGCATGACCGCAGAAGCTGGTCGCGCATTGCAGCAATTCAACGTCGCAGCCAAGTCTGCCAAAGAGCAAGAGCGCTTGATCAAAGAGGCACTCGAGACTACCGGTGGTGAAGGTATATCTCGCAACATGGCAGAGATGATTGCAGAGCTGAAAGACGTTAATCAGCTGGGCAAGGTTGTTAAAGAGGCTAACCAGGCCAAGACATTTGATGTGCTGTATGAGGTATGGATCAACGGCTTGCTGTCAGGTCCGACGACTCACGCGGTTAATGTAATCTCTAACACCATGACTGCAGCTCTCACAGTAAGTGAGCGTAAGGTGGCGTCTGTTTTAGGTAACTCTATCGCACCGGATGAAGCCACAGCGCAGATCAAGGGCGCTATCGAGGGTGCCAAGGATGGCTTCCGTTTAGCCTGGAATGCACTCAAGACCGGCGAGCCTTCTGATCAGCTCAACAAGCTTGATGTAGGCCAGCAACATCGCGCCATATCGTCAGAGAACCTAGAGGTATCGGGTGTTGCAGGACGGCTTGCTGATTACTTGGGTGTCGCAGTTCGCGTACCAGGTCGCTTGCTCACAGCATCTGATGAGTTCTTCAAGTCAGTAGGATATCGCATGGAGCTACAAGCTCAGGCATATCGCACTGCATTCAACGAAGGTCTAACCGATGAGCGCGCAGCTGCACGAGTTTACGAGATTCTGGAGAACCCACCAGAGAATGTTAAGCGCGCAGCTATCGATGCAGCCCGATATCAGACATTCACTAACTCACTAAGAGAAACAAAGATCGGCACCTTGGGTGAGCTTGGTCAGTTTGCAGAGAAGGCGCGTGGTAGCGAGCATGCAGCTATCCGCATACCGGCAAAGGTTATTCTGCCATTTATTAGAACACCTACCAACATTGCGTCATACACATTAGAGCGCACCCCATTGGCGGCGTTAAGCAAGTCATTCTGGACTGAGATTAATGCAGGTGGCGCACGTCGTGACCTGGCTATGGCTAAGATTGTTACCGGCTCATTCATTATGGGCGCAGCGGCTGACATGGCACTCGGCGGTCAGATTACCGGCGGCGGTCCACAGAACCGAGACATGAAGAACATCCTGCGCGAGAAAGGATGGCAACCCTACTCGATCCTAATCAACGGTAAATACTATGCGTACAATCGTCTTGATCCTGTTGGCGCGGTTATTGGATTGGCTGCGGACATTACCGAGATCATTGGACAGCTCGAAGAACCCGACGCAATTGAGATGGGTATCGCTGGAACAATTGCCGTAGCGCAAAACATGTCTAGCAAAACCTATCTAAAAGGCGTCACTGAATTCTTTGATGTCATGGCAAGTATCAAGGCCGGTGAAGATGTTGAGAACATCCGGGCTATGAACTACTTGTCTCGCATGGGTACATCGCTCGTGCCGTTTACATCCGCATTGAGCACTATCGAGCGCATGGTAGATCCGCAGCTTACATCCGCATTTACCTATATGGATGGTGTGCGCGCCAGGTTGCCAGGCATGAACGAAGACTTGCCGCCACGCAGAAACGTATTCGGTGATCCTATCGTCCTATCCGGTGGTATTGGCCTGGATAACATGGCCGGTATCTACACATCCGAGCTAACAGAAGACTCAATTGTTGATGAGATCGTCGCACAGAAGGTTGGTGTACCGATGCCGCGCAGAAGCATTAGTGGTGTCGAATTAGATGTATATCAGTACGATCGTTATATACAATTGATGAGTGGGAAAGCTGGTGTAAATCCACCGATCAAGGACCAGTTGAGAGAATTATTTGCAGATCCTAATTATCAGAAACTGATACGCGAGGATAAGCAGAACCAAATACGAGGCATATTTAACGATGCTGCGGCATCAGCCAGGGCACAATTGATTGTAGAACAGCCAGCGCTTCGAGATGCAATTGAAATGAAGGCATTCGAGGAGCAAATGAAGAGGGCAGCATACTAATGACAGTAGCAGACAACACAAGCCGTAACCAATATACCGCGACTTCTGGTCAGACGGTCTTCGCGTATACGTTCGAGATCGTAGACAAGGGCGATATTGTCGTATTGAAGAACGGCACTACCCTATCAGAGGGCACTAATTACACTGTGTCGAACGTGGGCAATGATAGCGGGGGTAACGTAACCCTTACCGTTGGCGCGACTACAGGCGACATTCTGACCCTGTACCGGGATATGCCTTACGCTCGCACCCAGAACTATACAAACTCTGGTGACTTCCTTGCCTCTGAGGTAAACAGCGACTTCGATAATCTATGGCTGGCAGGTGAACAGACCAACCGATCATTCTCACAGTCTATCCGCAAGCCTATTACCGACTCTGACTCTATCTCGATGGAGCTACCTGCGGCGGCTAGTCGTACCAATAGCTTCCTAACCTTCGATTCAACAGGCGCGGTAAGCACGTCGCCACTATCAAGCGCACTCAGCCCGTCGATTATTGTGCGTCAACAGTTTACAGGTAACGGCTCAACAACTGTATTTACTCTATCGGCTGATCCCGGCTCCCCTGCTGGCGTTGTCATCTACATTGATGGCGTATATCAAGAGCAAGGCACTTACAGCGTAAGCGGCTCAACTGTCACATTCACAGAAGCGCCACCAACTAACGCAAGCATTGAGGTGGTTAGCTACAAGACAACGGCTGTTGGCACGACTGATGCTAACTCTGTGACCTACCTACCCGCTGGCACTGGCGCAGTACAGACCACAGTACAGACCAAGCTAAGAGAAAGCGTTAGCGTCAAGGACTTTGGTGCTGTTGGCGATGGCGTGACTGATGATACTGCGGCTATCAATAGCGCGATTGAAGCACAGAAAACGAATGGCGGCGCTGTATATGTTCCTGCTGGCACCTACAAAATCGCCAGCACAATCACATTAAGACGTAATGTTCCTTTTATTGGCGATGGAAGCACGTCCGTTACCTTTGAGTATTCTGGATCTTCGTTCGCAATGCAGGTTGGAGATGCCGCATTCAGGCAAACGTCAGATGGCACACGGCAAGGCTGGACACTGAAAGGCTTTAAACTCACAGGAACGTCGTCGGCTTCTGCTGGACTCTTCCTTTGTAATTGTCATGGCGATCACTTTGAAGACATTGTTGTAAATGGGTTTACGCAGACCGGAGCAGAAGGGTTTTTGGCTACTGGAACGCCTTCCGTGGTTGGGGAATCTTCGCCCTCTTCGGTTGTCGGCTTGTTCTATTGCACATTTAGAGACTGTTATTCATTCAATAATCACGTCGGAATTATTTTTACAGGCGTCACAGGTGAAGGAACAGCAAATAGCAATTTATGGATAGGTGGCGCAATACGTCAAAACATTGGCGCAAACGTAGAATTTGCCGCAGAAAGTAACTCCAACGTGGTTCGTGCCGCTTCACTTGAAACCACAGGCGAAACAGATACGGGTGTTGTTTGGCAAGCCAACACACTTGGAAATACCGTTGCTGATTGCAGATTCGAAGGGACTTATATAACTGCGCCTTGGGATATTAAATCGGGTGCGGTCAGTGCTGTTCTAATGGCAAATTATTATGGCGGCTATTATGCAAAAGCAGATATTAGTAATGCCGCGTTTCTTGATAACGGTACAGGCACTTTATACCTAGAGCATCGAGCATTAACGCTAAACAAGACGGCTTTCAAAATTGACAAGCTATATGTCGATGAGATCATTCCAGAAGCCAGTACGGATATAACTGTAAAGTCAGGTCAAGACTTCATATTTAGCCTGCCAAGCGGTCAGAACGCTTTGGTTATTGGCGATACGTTTGGCTATGACGGCGTAAGAATTCCAGCGGCAGTTCCGTTTTATGTTCCAGCCGCATCGACCGGAAGCAGACCAACGGCTGGTCTTGTGGGCGCTCATTATTTTGATACGACTCTCGGAAAGCCTATATGGTGGAATGGCTCATCATGGAGAGATGCAACTGGCGCGGCAGTATGACCCTAACTAACTTCAACAATCTATACAGCTACAAGTTCGATCCAGAGGGTCGGGACGTGTGGCGCGTGTTGAAGCTTAACGAGCTAGGCGAATACCGGGGCGACTGCGAGGACTACTCACTATCCGTCCTGTACTACGTGATCTGTCAGGAATCATGGCTCAAGTTCTGGTGGCTACTAACTACCTTTCAAGCTGAGTTATGCGGCTGTGATACTAAGACAGGCGGAGGCCATGCTGTACTTCGCTATGGTGATCAGTACATTGATAACTGGTCAAAGGCATGGGTTGGACGTGACGGCATGACCAAAGGCTTAGGCCATACATTCTGGCCTTGGTACAAAACTATTCTCCCCACTACTGTCGCCATTAAGATGGTAATGGCAAAACTGAGAGGCTGATATGGCATTAACGAAAGCACACAACCGCATGATTTCTGATGCGGCTGTCAATGTAAAAGACTTTGGCGCGGTAGGTGACGGGGTAGCGGATGATACTGCGGCAATACAGGCGGCTATTGATTATGGTCTATCTGCTGGCGTTGAAGTGTTTTTTCCCGGAGGTCGTTATAGGACAACCAGTCAATTAACGATTGATGATTCTAGTAGTAGCGTAGACCCCACAGATGGCGCCAAAATGCTTTCTCTACGTGGCGCTTCCCCTGCTTCTTCTATGATTGTCGCAGATCACAATGGGGTCGCTTTAAGTTTTATCGGCGGACTGGGCGCTGGTTGGCACACATATTTATATATTGATGGCATCGGACTGACAAAATCAAACAAGAATAGGGATTCTGGCTCTATTGGCTTGAATATCGACGACTGTGCTTTTGCACAAATTCAGCGTTTTGAAGTTTCCTATTTTGAATATGGTATTAAAGGAATAGATGTTTTGTCGTCTGCGTTTGTTGATGGAACAATTCGACTAAACAACTATGGCTTCCAGTTTGAAAAAGGAACAAGAAGTCACCCTAATGTGATTAGCTTCCGTGGCGTTATCAATCTAAACAATCAAATTTATGGCGGGCAAGTTATTGAGCCTCATACCTTTAACTACATAGGCGGCTCAATCGAAAGCAATGGATTTACGGGGACTCCGGGCGACACAAATTCTTGGGGAATCGACCTTCAAAATAGTGGTGCTGAAGGGGCCGTTGCCGTTAATTTAATTGGCGTTTACATTGAAGGCAATAATGGAAGTGCTGACGTTAAGATTACAAGCTCAACAAATAGAGCGGTTTACAATGTGTCTGGCTGTTCGTTTTTGCGCTTTTCCGATATAGCGTCTCGCTACACAACAAACAACATATTTTTTAACAACATAACTGAGAGCAAACTTGTAGTCACTGGATGCGGGTTTAAAGACATTCCGCCATATGTTTCCGATGCGTCAAGGCTGTTCATTGCCGCCCCTAACTGTGAAGTTATAGATGCTGGATCAAACCTGTTTTATGATAGCTCTGGCGGTCAGGTTGGTCTTTCAAGAGCTATATTTTCGCCGGTTGGTGTAAATCACCAAATTGATTTTGCTTCACTTCCAAATGTTGCGGAATACAGAAACGGAATTCAATTTTGCTCTGACGGAACCGGATCGTCTCTGCCGTCTCTTGCGGTATCTGACGGAACAAATTGGAATCAAATACCGATTGGGCAATTCTCTGGTCGCGTAGATAGCACCGGCATTTCTCTGCGCCTTCCGCGCGGCTTTACGTGTAGCAGAGCCTCCGCTGGTGTTTACACTATTACCCATAATCTCAGCCTTTCAGCAAATACTTATTCTGTGATTGGCTCGCCGTCAGGCTTGCCGGGGACTGGATATTGCTCTGGTAGTACGCTTTCCGGCAATTCATTCGAAATCTATTTTTCGAACACTTCTGGAACGGCAACAGATATGGATTTCAATTTTAATATGCAAATTATTTAAAGGAATGACGTAATGACGATCAAACAACTTGGCGGCATTTTTGGGCGAAATCCTGAATTCAATGATATTGATGCCGAAAGTCTTAATGTATCTGGGACAATAACGTCTAATGGATTGACAGTAGATAGCAATACACTTCATGTCGATCCGGTTAATAATTTTGTGGGGATTAGAACCCAATTCCCCGGCGAAGCATTAACCGTAAATGGCAATATCTCTTTTGCTGGGACAAGCAGAGTTCTATATAACCTTGGTACAGCCGACACTTTTCTACAAACTGGGACTGGTGATGTTGTTGTTCTTAGAGATAACGGCGGAACCGAAACCGCACGATTTAACTCTGCTGGCATAGGCTTTCCATCCGGTAAAGGCATTGACTTTGCTGACGGTCCTTTTTGGAGCGTTGGATTAGGCACACCCGAAGGAAATGTAACTGCGGATGTTGGCTCTCTTTATACGCGAACAGATGGCGGAGCAAGCACAACTTTTTATGTCAAAGAATCAGGCACCGGAAACACTGGCTGGGTAGCCAAGTAATAGGAGACTAATCATGTCAGGCGTAGTAACAAAGAGTATTACAGCTCAAAACACATTCAGCGATACGATCAAGACTCAGGGCTACTTTAACCTGTCTATCTCTGGCATTGCTGGCGGAACTATCGTCACAGTACAGAAGCAGTCAGGTGTAGACGGCACTAACTGGACCGACGTTGATACATTCTCATCCGACATCGAGACCTTTGGTTTTGAGGCAGAGCGGCAGAACTATCGCGTAGGCGTTAAGACTGGACAGTTTGGCTCAGGCACTTGCAAGGTCCGACTTGGCTGTAAGTGGATTGACTATCTGTCGTCATGAAGACCCCTGCGTGGCAACGTAAGGCTGGGAAGAACCCCGAGGGCGGCTTGAACGAAGCAGGTAGACGTTCAGCCAAAGCCCAAGGGATGAACCTCAAGCGTCCTGTAAAGAGCGGTGATAACCCACGACGGGCATCGTTCCTTGCTCGCATGGGTAACATGCCGGGACCAGAGAAGAAAGACGGCGAACCTACACGTTTATTGTTATCATTACGGGCATGGGGCGCAGACTCAAAGGCAGAAGCCAGACGTATAGCGGCAAACATATCGAAGCGTAACAAGGCGAGGAACGCATGAAAAAGCCAAAGAAAGGTTTGTACTACAACATCATGAAGAAGCGCGAGCGGATAGCCGCTGGCTCTGGCGAGCGTATGCGTAAGCCCGGCACTGCTGGTGCGCCTACAGCTCAGGCATTTAAAGATGCGGCCAAGACGGCTAAGAAGAGATAACCATGAGCATAGAGCGGTCAGTAGCGAAGCTCGAAGCCCAGCAAGAAGCGATGGCGCAAGACGTTAGCGAGATGAAGTCTGCGCTGACAAGTATTGCCAAGACTCTTCAAGACTTATCAAGCATGGAGCAGAGGCAGGTTCACTTGACCGAGACTGTAACCCGCGCACACAAGCGCATTGATGAGATTCAAGCTATCGTGAAGGATGAGGTAAAGAACCACGAGAAGCGCATCCAAGCTATTGAGATCAGCATCGCCAAGAACCAATGGATTGAGCGCATCATCATGGCTGGCGTCATGGCTGTTATCGGTATGTGGATCAAGGGCGGCATCTAATGCTTGATCTGCTGGTCGGCCCTATTGCCAAGCTGTTGGACAAGGTTATCCCCGATGCGGATGAGCGTAACCGTCTGGCGTTCGAGATCAGCACATTAGCGGAAAAACAGGCCCATGAGATTGCCAAGGCTCAGATTGAAGTCAACAGAGAAGAGGCTACAAGCCATTCGATTTTCGTTGCTGGATGGCGTCCAATGGTGGGCTGGGTGTGCTGTGCCGGTCTTGCGACTAATTACCTGCTTGTGCCTGTTTGCAATTTTATACTTACTATCACTGAATCCCCTATCACCGTTCCACCACTAGACCTGAGTGAGATGATGCCCGTGCTGCTTGGAATGCTCGGGCTTGGCGGTCTGCGTACCTACGAGAAGACAAAGAACGTGGCGCGCAAATGAGCTTCAAATATTTCAGACTCGAAGAGTTCAACTGTGCTCACACTAACCTCAATTCCATGGACCTGGCATTTATCCATCGGCTCGATGAGCTGCGCGAGCGTGTCGGCTTCCCCATGATTGTGACCAGCGGGTACAGGGATGCAACCCATCCTGCCGAGGCGCGCAAGGCTGAACCAGGTACAGGCACACATTGCCAGGGTATCGCTGCCGACATCAAAGTATCCAATAGCTTTGAGCGTATGAACCTAATACACGAAGCACTCAAGCTTGGATTCAACGGTATAGGAATCGCCAAGACCTTCATCCATATCGATGATCGGCAGACTACCCCGGTCATGTGGACCTACTACTAATAACGAAACCTGTTGATTCTCCCCAGCATTTAACGTAGACTGTTGAACAGTTGGCGATAATGCCACGCAACCAAGGGAGAGTAATATGAGTAAGATCGGATCTTACGTTTTAGATCAGCAAATCGCTGAAGACGAGAAGTCTATTCCTCAAATCATGAAAGACATGGACGACCAGGTGACTGACCTGTTCGCTGCATGGGAACGATTCTTGGAGGAAGCAGACGATGAGTGATATTCCACAGCCCGTCATTGACGTACTGAAAGAGATTGGCGAGACGGCCAAGACATCCACATGGGATTGCCACGGTACTCGCGTGATCCTGCACAAGGCGCTTGAGAAGATTGCCGCACACAAGGGCATGATCTTCGATCCGCCTGTTCACCTTGTTACCGATCCAGCTAATAAGCAGGTAGCCATTCAGGTTACTGGTCGCTTGATTGCAGACTTTGGAATTATGGAAGCTTGGTCTATCGGCGAGGTTTCACCGGCCAACTGCAAGAACGCCTACCCATTTGCTATGGCAGAGAAGCGCGCCAAAGACCGCGTGATCCTCAAGCTGGCTGGCTTGCATGGATACGTGTACTCAGAGGATGAGGCTGAAGACTTCAAAGAGTCACCTCATGCCGAGCTGCTGGCGTATAACGAAGCAGTGCGCGAGAACATCGACTTTGTATTCCAGGTCAAAGAGGCAGTAGCCAACGAGGAATGGGATATGTTGCGAGCGATCATCGAGGAAACACCCAACGATGTGAAGCTTGCGCTCAATCGTGCCCCCAGCAAGGGAGGCATATTCACTACGCACGAAGTCAAGTGCATGAAACAAAGCCCAAAGGGAGATAAGTAATGCAATACCAAAAGAAACCTGGCGAAGCCAAGCTGTTTAGGAACAAAGACAAGGCCAAAGAAAGTGACGCTGATTACCAGGGCTACTATCTGCACGACGACGGTGTAACCGAGGAAGGCATCAATGCTTGGGTTAACACCGCAGCCAATGGCAGCAAGTACATGAAGCTGTCGTTCTGGAACAAGTCAGAGACCGCAGCCAAAGGTATAGCAGAAGCGCGCCAGGCTATGGCCCCGCAACCCGCACCGCAACCACAGGAGCCATTCGCGGATGACATCCCGTTTTAAACCAGGACGCGCCATACAAGTGGCGCAAACCCTTCTCGATATTGATAACCGCACCCTGGCTAAACAGTTGGGGTGTCACGAGATGACAGTGTGTCGGATGCGCGGAGCTGATGACATCAAGGTAAACAAGCTTGCAGAAGTGGCCGATGCATTTGGCATGTCACTGATGGAGCTGCTTAAGTTAGGAGACGACAATGAGTCAGAAAGATCGAGTGTTGCAGTATCTCAAACAAGGCAAGGTGCTCACCAGGTTGAACGCTTGGGATGAGCTTGGCGTTATCGAAACACCAGCCCGGATACACGAGCTGCGTAGTGAAGGTCACGACATTCAGTCAACCAGGAAGCAAGTGCTCAATCGCTACGGCGAGACAGTCAACATTGCCGAGTGGTTTATCAGGTAAAAAAAGCCCGGCTTTTACACCGGGCTAGGTTGTCCAAGGGAGTGGACGGTGGTATCTTCAAGGGGTCAAAGCATGAAGATGAATGTAGTATACACCTCTATAACATTTATTGTTATGCATTCATCCTCATTTTGTCAGAGATTACTGGGCGTTAGGCCAGGGAATATGAAAACCCTGGAGACGGAGTTGACCCTCTCTATGATGCGCCCCGCTGGTCGAGAGCAGATCAAGCGGATAGATGTCAAGATTCGATACAGTAATCATAGCTCGCCATTATTAACTTCATTTCATTGTTGTCCGACAGGACATCAAAAGGGAAAGTGTGGATTATGTTTAAGTTAAAAACGAAAGCCGGTAACGACTGGGAACCCACGGAACAGAAGATCGATACGTGGAAAGAAACATTTCCTAACTGCGATGTGGAAGCGGAGCTGCGCAAGATGGCACTGTGGTTAGAGGACAACCCTACCCGCAGGAAGACTGCAAAAGGCATGCCAAGATTCTGCTCAAGCTGGCTAACCAGAGCGAATGAGATGGGCGGCTCACCGCAGCTGACTGTAAACATGAAGCGCGCATTGCGGGAATGGTCTGCGCTGGATCACCTTACGCATGACTTCTTAAACTCAGAAGCCTATCGGCAGATGGCGCTGCGCAAGTACGGGCAGTACGTGACGTTCGATGGTGAGAGGGTTGAGGCATGAGCCATCGATGGACGGTTAAAACAAAGTTCCAGGCTGAAGAGCTGTGCAAGTTCATCATGGAGCACTGCGAGGATGGCAAGACCTACGAGATCCATGAGCCTACGTTGACCGGCCAACAGATCAAAGCTGTGCATGCCTACTGCGACCATGTAGCCAGGGATATGAACGCTACGGGTATCGACATGCAGCATGTGTTAAGCGGTGCTAAACTATCGATACCACCAACAGGCAAGATGCTATATCACATAATGTGGAAGCCAATCCAAACCGCCATGCTACAAAAGGCAGATTTACCTTCAGTCGGTAAGTATGAAGTGGATCAGATATACCAGGTCATGGCGCGTCACCTGGTTGAAGCTCACGATATTAATGTGAGGTTTGGCCGATAGTTCTGGGGGAGCTATGGACCTGCTAGATTTTTGCAACACTGAACGACAACGACAAATCGTAGAGCTACACGAGCAAGGTCTTGGCTACACTAAGATCGGCGAGCAAGTGGGATGCTCTCGCTATGCTGTCCGCGACAGTCTTCAATCCGTAAAAGCTAGAGCTGCCACGCAAGGCTGGTCTCCCCAGCATGACATGGTTCATACCGTCCCCGATGGCTTCAACGTAAAAGGCGTCTCGACCTACTACAACGATGAAGGCAAGCCCGTTGGTCAATGGGTTAAGTCTGCCAGTGATAAAGAGCGACAACTTGAAATCGCACTGGAAGCATTCAAGGCTGGATTCCTCGAAGAGATAGATGGCCTTTACAAGCCCGTAAAAGCCCCAGAAGCGGGGAAGGAAGCAGATAGGCTATCGGCTTACCTCATTGGAGATCATCACCTGAACGCGCTCTGCTGGTCCCCTGAGACAGGTGGCGATGATTGGGATACGAACATAGCCCAAGACGTGCTGATCAAGGCCGTCGATAAGCTGGTATCAGTTGCGGGTGATTCGGAAGTAGGCGCACTGATTAACTTGGGTGACTTCCTCCATGCAAACTCAAGTGACAACAAGACTGCGAAAGGAACCCCGGTCGATGTCGATGGGAGGCTGGGCCGCGTCATCCGCATTGTCGGCAATCTCTTCAGAGTCTTGATCACTCGTATGCTGGAGACGCACAAAGAAGTATGGCTGATCAATGTGCGAGGTAACCACGATCCCGATGCCAGTCTCTGGCTGAATGAGATGATGCGCCTGTACTTTGCGAACGAGCCACGGGTAAAAGTCTTTGACAACTTCTCCAAGTGGATTCATTTCGAATGGGGCGAGACTCTCGTAGTCCTGCATCATGGGGACCGGGTGAAGACTCAGGCGCTCTACGAAGCTGTCACACGAGACTACGCAGAGGAATGGGGCCGCACTCGCTATCGGTATCTGTATCACGGTCATATCCACCATCGCACTGTGACAGAGCTAGGCGGATTGCACCTCGAATCGTTTGGCGTCCTCTGCCCACCCGATGCCTACCACTCTGCTTCGGGCTACGGTTCAGCGAGGTCCATGTCCTGCGTTATACTCGATAAGAAGTACGGCGAGCATAGCCGGTTCAAGATCGGCATTGATGAGGTAAAAGCATGATCCCAATTATCAGCTGTCCGCTACCGGGCGGCGGTCATGCACTCATCAAGACACAGGATATCGGTGGCGCAACAACCAGCAAGAACCCGAAAGAGTGTGATGTGTACGTGCTAGGCTGGGCGGCGAATGGGATCACGATCGATTTAAGCCTGGATGACTTCGCGGAGATATGGGTATCCGCTTTATTTGATGAGGGATCAAATGACATTGAGATCGTATTTACCGCAGATGAATTGCACTGAATGCTTCAAGACTATGGTGCCGCAGTTCAAGAAAGAATATCCCCATAAGCTGGAAGGCTGGTCGTGCGATTGCGGCAACAGCGAGAAGGCTATACTCCGAGAACGTCAATACACGAGAGAACAAGATGGCGACGATCAACAATGGGCCAGCGGACAGGGCATTTAGCAAGGCTGTAAGGCTGCGCGACGGTAAGTGTTTACACTGTCACAAGGAAGGGCGGCTTGAGTGCTGTCACGTGTTTGGCCGCAGAAATAAGCGGTTGCGCTGGAGCATGTCAAACGCAGTTTCCATGTGCCACTATTGCCACCGGCATATGACCGAGCAGCCAATAATCTTTCACGAGTGGTTGAGAGAGCTGTACGGGGATGAGCGCATGGATAAGCTGCGCCTGACGAGTAATGAGATTTATAAGACTACCGAAGCGGTAAGGAAGGAAATCGCGGCACATTACCGCGATGAAGTCAGAAAAAAAGAAGCTGATCCAGATCACGAGATTCAAAGCTGGAACTAAAGTCAGCCCAGGCTTTGTAATCTTCGTTCTCAAGTAGTTTGCGCATGGCGTTTTGTTCAATCTGTCGCACACGTTGGCGAGAAACTCCGAGCACCTCAGCGATCTCGGAGTATGTCATGTGGTAATCAGGATTGGTTGCAGCTGTCATTGGTCTCCCTCATAGGGATCATGTGTGCCAGGATACTTCAGCAGCCAGCTGCCCTGCAGATTCTCGATATACTTAGTGCTGACATCATGACTTTTACACCAGCGCAAAGCACTCTCCAAGCTGTTGAAGACAATCGTTGTCATGCCTTCCACCTTATGCAGCTCGCTGTGTCACACTCTTCAGGTTGAATGGTGTTCATTGGAATCCACCAGTTCTGACCTTCTGATTTAACCAGCACCTCGAGCAGTGCCAGGTTACCCTCGTGTGAAAGACGGGAACCGAAGACAACGGACTCTTCAGCCACGTCGCCCCCGATCATGAATTGAACTACCTTGCCTATTGTTTTTGGTCTCATCGGTAGGCTCTCTCTTCTAGGTCCATGAGGTCATTCAGCATTTCATCACGAATCTGATTTAGCTGGATGACAGATTGCCCCTGGATATCGGTGAGGGCGCAGTGTAGGTCAGCTCGAGTAAGCTCTGCGAGAGTCTCATCAAGTCTGTCGAGGATGCTATTGTACTGCTCGATACGGTCGTCTAGTCCCATTGTACTTCTCCCTTGGTAAAGGCCGCTTATGCGACCAGTTTAATTGCACGTTCGATAACGTCTGCATCTAAAAATGCGCCGTGAGTAAACTTGTAGCGACCGATGTTCATATCCAGCTTTACAATTTTCTCATTGATGTAGTAGGCGGCAACATCTTCGGCGTAGTTGTTAGCGCCAGCAGTACGCAAAGCTTCAATCAAGTTTGCTTCAGCGTTTTCGATGCGGATGTTGATGTCGTTGTACATTGTGTTTCTCCCTTGGTTAATGGCTGTGTCCCCAGCCGATGACTAATACTTACATACCTAAATCTATAGTTCAACACTTTTCGTGATGTTTATTTAAAATAGTTTATAAATCACTGATCGTGTTATACTAGGACACGTCATAGCTACTGGGATTAACCCAATGTGTGAGACGGTAAAACGCGCCATGTTTTGTGCACGTAACAAAGAGCAGCACATCGAGAACCTGGAGGTGGTATGTACCCTGGTTGGTCGGTTGAAAGGATTGACGCAGAGTCAGTACCTGGATCTATGTGCGAAGGATAAGCTCGAGAATGCGCGCACACTGTACATGGCAAAACATTATCCAGCATAGGGGGAGATATGGCTGATTCTTTCTGGGGCGTGATTCCATTCCTAATCGCGCTAGTCGTTTATGTCTCATACGTTTTATGAAGGTGCTCGATTTATTCGCGGGGATTGGCGGATTTACTCTCGGTCTCGAGCGCGCAGGATTTGAGACTGTCGCATTCTGTGAGATCGAGCCATACGCTCAGAAGGTATTAGCTAAGAATTGGCCAGGGGTCCCTATCTATGACGATGTACGAACAATCACAGCAGAGCGACTGGCTGCAGACGGAATTGGAGTCGATGTCATCACAGGCGGCTTCCCCTGCCAAGACATCTCAGTCGCGGGACACCAGCGAGGCATTGAGGCAGAGCGTAGTGGATTGTGGACAGAGTGCGCCCGTTTGCTTGGGGAGCTTCGACCCCGATACGCCATCTTTGAAAACGTCACAAACCTGCTTAATGGAGAACGGGGAGCTTGGTTTAAGCGAGTTCTCTGGGACATTTCCCAGATCGGGTATGATGCGGAGTGGCACTGTATACCAGCTTCCGAACTTGGCGCGCACCATCACAGAGATAGGATCTGGATTGTGGCCTACCCCAAGAGCGCAGGAAGCAAAGCACGGAGCGCCAACAGCTTGGGAGATGACGACAGATCATGCGGGGACGCGAGACAGCTTGCGAGTTCAAGTGAACAAAAGAGAATTCTGGCCGACACCGAATGCGTCGGACAATCGAGACAGAGGGTGCATGGAAGACACGTCAGTACAGCGTCGTCTCAGAATCGGCAAGCAAGTTGGATTGTCAACCGTTGTGAAGGAAACGCGACAGTCTGGGACGCTGAACCCGACGTGGGTAGAGTGGCTAATGGGATTCCCTCTAGGTCACACAGACTTAAATGCTTAGGCAATGCAGTTGTTCCACCAATACCAGAGCTTATCGGGAGAGCTATCAATGGACATAGATGAATACATCATTGCAGTGCGCGCAGCAGACTCTATGGCTAAGGCTTGGAGATCAGATGTGGCAATACTATCTAACCTACAGGTCGTGAGACTAGATGAAGCGCAAGGCACCATACTCGAGATAGTAAGGTGGGATCTCTGATGGCAGATCAACGTGGTAAGCTAGACAAGGAAACCAGGGACCGACACTTTCCTGAATACAATGGCGGCAAAGGCAGCAAGCCGCGCAACTCAACTGCTCAATCCAGACAAGCGTATAAGGATGGATGGGATAGGATATTTGGTAAGAAGAAATGAGTAATAACAGTGCAGCTCAACGTAACAGGAAGATCAGGCAGGATGCCCTCAGGGAGCAGTTAGCCCAGCAATGTCACGAACAGCATGTTATTGAAATCATTAATGAATTGAGTGATTCTGATTTGGAGTTTGACTCTCTCATGATTCGGCGCAAGGAAGTTGCACTCAATGCGCACCTCAAGCTGATGGCTAAGTACATCCCGGACCTGAAATCACAAGAGCTAACAGGTGCCGATGGCGGTGACCTGGTCATTGCTGTTCAACGTAAGCGCTTCGATGGCGACGATTGAATATGTAATGAAGCCGCAAGGCAGGGTGCTCGAGGAGTTCGCTGACTGTCGGGCTAGAAACTCTTTCATCATGGGGCCGCTAGGCTCTGGCAAAACCGTCCAAGTAATCCTGAAGTTCCTAGAGCTGATGTGCGAGCAAGCGCCAGTCACTCGCAAGGCCCATCCAAACTATGGTGTACGGCTATCACGCATCATTGCCGCTCGTAACACCTACAGCGAACTATTCTCCACGACGATCAAAGACTGGCTCGAGGTCCACGGGGATCTGGGTGAGTTCAAGCAGGGCAACAAGGAACCGCCTACGCATCGCATCGAGTTTAAATTAGAGGACGGTACGACTGTGCGCAGCGAGGTCATCTTCATAGCCTTTGATCGACCCGATCACGTCAAGAAAGCACGAGGCATCCAGACTACATGGGTGT